GAAGTGACAGAGGAAGTGCAAAAATACTTGAGGGGATGATAAGACAAATTAATCAAAATATACAGAAGACATTTAAAATTGATAAACCATTTGTTGCTAATTTACCACAAGTAAAAGATTTCTCTCAAAGACAGAGTTATTTTTTGGGAAAGTTAAATAAGTTACAGAAAGAATTTGGATTGAAAGATAATGATACATTAGCAGATTATCATCAAGCTTATTGGATGGAGTATATTTATAATGGTGCTAAACAGTTTAAATATAATTTGCCAAATAATATATTGGTAAAGCTTACTCGCAGGTGGGCATTTTTAGATAAATCTTATAAAATACAGCAAATGAAAAAAGATTTTGTAAAATATCCAAAGTTTTTAGATTGGGTATTGAAAACAGATAAAATGGATTTACAGAAATTACAGAAACAACATATAAGAGATTGGGAAGTTTTATTTTTTGAGTTGGGTGCAGAGGTATTAAAAAATCTTCAAAGTTTTATAGCTGCAAATCCAGACAGATCTGTTCAAAAAATTAAAAAAGATTTAACTAAAACAATTACACAAGTTAGAAAAGCTAAAGATCCTTCTAAATTAGAAATGTTGAAAACACAGTTAGATAGATTGAAAGCTTTGGGTGGATTTAAATCAATTATTCCAAGTGAAGGAGTTACATTTGTTTATAAAGGTAAATTGTATAAATATACAGGAGCATTTGCACCTGTTAATCAAATTTTAGGAATGTTAAAGTTTACGAGGTAATTATGGGATACAGTAAAGAAACAGAAAGACAAAATCAAGCATTAAGTGATATATTAGCTGGCCGTGAAACTGAAAAAAGGGCAATGGTTGGTTATAAAGGTAAAGAAAAAGAAGAGGGTGATGTTATTCCAAAAATGACAGAACTGATGCAGGATGTTAGAATGCCTCTGTTTTGTAAAGAATGTAATAAAGTTATGAAGAAAAGACTTGATGATAAAATGTGGAGACTGTATGGACATTGTTTTGATTGTCAAATTAAAATAGAAAATAAGCTTCGTATAGAAGGAAAATATGAAGAGTGGGAGAAAGAAAAAATTAAACAAAATAAAATTGCTTTTATTAAAGATCAAATTCAAACAATTGAAGAGTGGAAAGATATGAAAGCGCCCGAGTGGTATAATCAGGTTGGTGTGAATTATCCAGAGATGGAAAAAGAAAAGTGGAGTGTTGATACTAGTCATATTAAGTTAATGGCTGAAGAAGCGTTAGAAGAATATACAAAAATTTTAAACGGATTGGAGAAAAAAGAATGAAAATTTGGAAAATAATACTTGGATTTTTGAGTATGGTTGGAGCTCTTTTTGCTGTTGGTGCTTCTAAAAGTAAAGAAGTAAAAGAGCTTGGCAAGGTCATTAAAGAAAACAAAAAAGAAGAGAAGAAGGTTGAAAAACAAATTAAAGAATTAGAAGAGGCAAAAACTGCTTCTAAAAAAGAGGTTAGCAACTTAAAAAGAAAACTTACTAAAACTAAAAAGAAAACAGAGCAAATGGAAGAGGCGTATGAAAATGACGAAGTAGAATCCGCCGAAGAATTTTTAAGAAAGTTTGCTAAAAATAAGTGAGGTTAATATGAAGTATTTTTGGATATTATTACTTACACCATTGTTGGCACAAACGACATTTACACAAGAAGAAGCGTTGAAAATGATCAAGGAAAGAGATGCTCAATGGGAAGGTAAAATAGCAAAATGTGAAGAACTAGTAGACGCTAAAACAGAAGAAATAAGTGTTTATGAGGGGTTAGTAAACAAAATGGAAAAACAAGCAAATGTTGATTCTTTATTATTGGTTGCTAAAGATAAACAGATTGATTTATTAAAGGTTCGTGATGAAGCTAATGAAAAGATGGTTAAGTTAGTTAAATCGAAATGGTATGAAAATCAATATTTATGGTTAGGTATAGGATTTGTTTTAGGAAAAATGTAATGAAACAAGGACAACTTAAAGAAGTAATTAAAAAAGAGTATACAAAATGTGCTAAAGATCCAGCTTATTTTATGAAAAAGTATTGTGTTGTTCAGCACCCAATAAAAGGTAAAGTTCCTTTTCATTTATATAACTATCAAGAAAAGTCATTAGAGACTTTTGAAGATTATCGTTTTAATATTGTACTTAAAGCTCGACAATTAGGATTATCAACATTGACTGCAGGATATTCTCTTTGGATGATGACATTTCAGAGTGATAAGAATATACTGGTAATTGCTACTAAACAAGATACTGCGAAAAATTTGGTAACTAAAGTAAGAGTTATGCATGCTAATTTGCCTAGCTGGCTAAAACAGAAATGCGTTGAAGATAACAAGCTGTCGTTAAGGTACAACAATGGTTCACAGGTAAAAGCAGTTGCAAGTGGTGATGAGGCTGGTAGGTCAGAGGCTTTGTCATTGTTGATATTAGATGAGGCTGCTTTTATCGATAAAATTGAAACGATATGGGCTGCTGCTTCTCAGACACTTTCTACTGGTGGAAAATGTATTGCACTTTCTACGCCAAATGGTGTTGGTAATTGGTTTCATAAAATTTGGGTTGATGCAGAAGAAGGAACAAATGATTGGAACTTTATTAGATTACATTGGAACTTACATCCTGAAAGAGGTGATGAATGGAGAAAAGAACAAGATAGATTATTGGGTCCTTCATTAGCTGCTCAGGAATGTGATTGTGACTTTATCACTTCTGGTCAGTCTGTTATAGATGGTAAAATTTTAGAAGAATATCAACAGACACAAGTTAGAGATCCTTTAGAAAAACGGGGTATAGATAGTAACCTTTGGATATGGAAACCAGCAAACTATACAAAAGATTATGTATTGAGTGCTGATGTTAGTAGAGGAGACAGTACAGATTATTCTGCATTTCATGTTATGGAAATAGAGAGTATGGAACAAGTAGCAGAATATAAAGGTAGGATGTCTACAAAAGATTTTGGGAATTTGTGTGTAAATACTGCTACAGAATATAATAACGCACTGTTAGTTGTTGAAAATAATAATATTGGTTGGGCTGCTCTCCAACAGTGTATTGATAGAGGTTATGAGAATTTATTTTATATGAGTAAAGATTTAAAGTATGTAGATACAGAACATCAAATGTCAAATAAGTATAGAATTGCAGATAGGAATATGGTAGCTGGATTTAGTATGACAATGAAGACAAGACCGTTAGTTGTATCTAAATTAGAGGAATATTTTAGAGAAAAGTCTGTAATTGTTCATTCAAATCGATTAATTGATGAATTGTTTGTATTTATATATAACAATAATAAGGCTGAAGCGATGCAGGGATATAATGATGATTTAGTAATAAGTTTCGCTTTGACTCTTTGGGTAAGAGATACTGCTTTAAGATTGAGAAACGAAGGAATAGAATTGACTAAAAAAACTTTGGGTGGCGCATCATCGCAGATGTTACCGCAAAAACCTAGCTATGAAAATAATTCTTGGGAATGGGAAGTTGGTCCCAGAGGAGAAAAAGAATCATTGGATTGGTTAATTAAATAAAGAGGTAAAAAATGGCTGATAGAGATATATTTTCAAGACTAAAACGATTATTTTCTACAAATACAATTGTTAGAAATATTGGTGGTAGAAAACTAAAAATAGTGGACACTGGACAATTACAGTCTAATATTCAAACAAATTTAGTTGATAGATACCAGAAATTATATTCAAATATGAATGCACAGCAATATGGGTATAATGATCAACTATATCAACAACAATTAAGATTGGGTTTGTTTAGAGATTATGAATCAATGGATACTGATTCTATTATTGCTTCAGCTTTAGATATATATTCTGATGAATCTACTATGAAAAATGAATATGGTAAAGTATTGGATATACAGACTGATAATGATCAAATTTATGATATATTACATAATCTTTTTTATGATATTATAAATATAGAATTTAACCTTTGGCCTTGGGTTCGTAATATGAATAAATATGGCGATTTCTTTTTACAATTAGAAATTGCAGAAAAATATGGTGTTACAAATGTAACACCTATGTCTGCTTATGATGTTGCTAGACTTGAAGGTCACGATGAGGAAAATCCACAGCTTGTTCAGTTTATGTTGACTCCGATGGGAGATAGCAATCGGCATACTGGAATGAAACAAGATTCTATGACATTTGAAAATTATGAAATTGCACATTTTAGACTTTTATCTGATTCTAATTATGTTCCTTATGGGCGTTCAATGTTAGAGGCTGGGAGAAAAGTTTGGAAACAATTAATGTTGATGGAAGATGCTATGTTAATACATCGTATTATGAGAGCACCAGAAAAAAGAATATTCAAATTAGATATTGGAAATATACCACCTGCGGAAGTTGATAATTACATGCAACAAGTTATTAATAAAATGAAGAAAGCTCCTGTTATTGATGAAAAGACTGGTGATTATAATCTTAGATATAACATTCAAAATATAACGGAAGATTTTTTCTTACCAGTTCGTGGGGGAGATAGTGGAACTTCTATTGAAAGTTTAGCTGGATTAAATTATGATGCAGTAGAAGATATTGAATATCTTAAAAGTAGATTACTTGCATCTCTTCGTGTACCAAGGGCTTTCTTAGGATATGAAGAAAGTTTAGGATCTAAGGCTACATTAGCTGCTGAAGATGTTAGGTTTGCTAGAACAATCGAAAGAATACAGAGAATTGTGGTAAGTGAATTAACAAAAATTGCAGTTGTTCATTTATATTCTCAAGGATTCAGAGATCATGAGCTTGTAAATTTTGATTTAGGTTTGACAAATCCATCTACAATTTATGAACAAGAAAAAATTGAATTGTGGAATAACAAAACTTCTCTTGCTGAATCTATGTTACGTGATGGATTAGTTTCTTCAAAGTGGATCTATAAAAATGTTTTTGGGTTTACGGAAGACCAAATTAAAGAAGAAGATGAAGGCATTATATTTGATTATAAACAAAAATTTAGAAGGCAACAAATTGAGCAAGAAGGAAATGATCCTGCTAAG